AGGTAGTAGTATTCGGTATTGACTTCATAAGGTTGATACGTGCCATGTGAGTAACGCATACACCAATTACTGTATTGGGAACATACCATTCATTAGAGTTCTGTTTCTTGCGTTTAAATAACTCTTGAATCAGAAAGGATTTGCCAGTTCCTCCAGCTCCATCAATAGTAAAATCAAAGTCAGTATCAGATTTCAAAAAAGCACGTAATAGCTGAATGGCTTCTTCTTGTTCTTCATTGAGAGTAACATTCGGGTCCCGGTCAGCTGACTTTTTTGGTTTCTTTTCTTTCTTCGGTTTTACTACTTTAGGTTGATTGAATAAATCAATAGGTTTACTTTTTGTCATACTCCAAATAAATAAAAATCGTTAGGATCATTATGTTGTTTGCTATAATCGTTTTTGTACATTTCTAATTGAATGTAAGCCCCGAGTTCTTTCTCTTCTTTGTCTTTTTTGATAAACTGTTTCTCACCGGCATTAAACGGCTTAATGAAGTTCTGGTAGTCTTTGAATCGCTTGCATAGTAATTCAAATGTCAGCAGTTCTTTAGTGGGAAGTGGTTTATTCAATATGGTAAGTACAACCTGGTATATTATCTCAGCATTACCAATAGGACAAAGGACATAAAGCTTTTCTAAGAACTCATCATACGTTGTAATATTTAAGTTCGTAAGCATAGCTTTTTATATTTTTGTTTAGAAACTTTTTCGCCACACATAACGTGCATACCAATGATTAATGAAATAGTTGAGAATATCTCAGGAAGGATATTAATCTTATGGAGCTTGATACAGATATTTATCTTTTCATCAATAAATTCTATACGTTCATCACTTTTCCATACAAGAAAGAGATGATTATATTCATCCATTTGTATGTATGCAACTTCTTTTTCTATAGTCTCAAAAAGGGCGCTATTCTTCTCTCTGTTGAACTTAAATATGTAACCTAAGTAGTCAGCATAGAAATTCAATTTAGCTAGCTCAAACGAGCTTAAATTCGGTTTTACTAATTTTGTTTTCATTTACGTTATGTTTTATGAAAGTGTTATCTTTGTCGCAAATCATTATGATATGCTATTTTAATATGTTTTTGAAAATATTGTAGACATCCGATTTATACATTTGTCTATTTGTAGCATATTCAATTAAAAACTCATATTCTAAATCACTCAAATAATTCCACCAATGTACATATGCCGGTGTACAATCAAATGTTGGTATATAATATTTACCCATAATTATTATGCTATTTACAAATAAAGAGATAAGTAAAAGAGTCCTGGCCAAAGTAAAAGAACAGGATCCAGTAAATTTTAAATCTGTCACGCGTAACGATATAGAAAGACTACTGAACTATTATGGCCAAGTAATTTCCCATATCATTAAGCGTGGAGGTTTTCTTACATTATCAGTGTACAAGACACACAAATTCAATCGGTGCATACGAATAGCTCCAATTGAAAGAAGAATAATCTACAAAGTATTTCTTGAAAGATGTATAAGAAGAAATATGATAATAACGAAAGCCATTAAGGAAAGAGCTAATTCTTTGAAGCAATAGTATTTTTTTGAAATTCTTCATCAAATTCTTTCTGCATTCTTTCCTCGTCATTGATACGACCATTGATAATAGCAAGCCAGGATATGAAATTATTTATAAGCACAATGACTTGCATGAAAGGTATTACGTATAACTGGCATTCATCATCAGATTCAATATAGAATAATAAGCTTGAAGCTTTATGAACACGTTGTAGTGCATAAGCAAGGCATATATTCAATAGTACTATTGTTATCCAAAACAGAAATAGTACTGCCATCCATTGAATAGGTGAGAATAGGCCAAGAACATGATTGTTGTTAGTTCGAAAATCATATTCAAGACCAAGGAACATGCCGATGAACAATATTATCGACAATATGCTATAAATGAGATTTTTCATCTTAATTTACTTTTTTGAGATATACTAAGTTTGTGTTACTTACTGCAATCGCCGGCGGTTCACCAATAACAAGTTCTTTAATCTTGTATGGTAATACTATACTTTCGTCTTTTGGCTCAATAGAGTCCACTTGTAAGAAGTTCTTTGGATAAGATGGAGAAGAATATACTTCACCAACTTTTAGTTCTTCTTTGGTATCATAAGAGTATCTACGCAACTCAATAGTTGGTACGATAGCAACCGGTTCTTTTACGAACAACATTTTTACTGTATGCATTCTTTTTAGTTTTTAATTTGAAACAAAAACGTCCAGATACAATAAAGTACCTGGACGTTTAATTTATATCAATCTATTATTTACTGAAAGATATACCAACTAACCATATGAACTAGATAGTTCAAGGATTGCTTTGCAAAATGCTTTCTTTAAAGTTTGATTGATATCCGAAACAAATCTAATAATAACCGTAATCACGCATAGTAGTGTGTCGCTGCATATTGCAAACGTCTGGCCGGTGATGGGATGAATTATTGATTGTATCATGATGCAAATGTAATAATTATTTTGAATTAGTAAAAGCTATTAGTACATCTTTTAATTTTTCAGAATAAGATTTTTGTTTAGCAGCATAAACAGCAGCATCAGCAGCATAAACAGCAGCATAAGCAGCATCAGCAGCATAAGCAGCATAAACAGCAGCATAAACAGCAGCATAAACAGCAGCATCAGCAGCATAAACAGCAGCATAAGCAGCATCAGCAGCATCAGCAGCATAAGCAGCAGCATAAACAGCAGCATAAGCAGCTTTTCTAAGAATAATTAATTCATCTTTAGTAATTAGATTTTTATTAAATTTTACAATTCCATCTAAACATTCACGAACTCTTTTATCATCAGGATATTTATTTTCAAATATTGGTAAAACAGCCCATGATAATAATAATGATAGTTCTTTCTTTTCATCTAAAGTTAGTTCACAACTATTATATATAAACCAACGCTTATCTTTAATATTTACTGATTCAATTGACAAAATCTCTTTTATTGTAACATCATTATTATTTGGAAATAATGTTTCAATATCATTAGATGAATAACATCCTTTTCTTGAAAGTAATTCTTGTTTTGTAAATAAAGTTTTCATAATTATTTCCTCCTTTTCTTTTTGTAATTGTTACGCTTTTGCTTTTTAGTGTCCCATGGCTTTTCAACAAATTGAGAAATCTCAGGTTTGAAATCTTCCATATGAATATTATGAATAAGAAATGATTCAACATTAGTCATTCCAACAGAACGGCCTTTTAAAACAGCAAAATCTTCTAAGTCTTCTAATTCTTTAGAACTTGCTATCAAATCTGAATGTACACCAATGATAACACCACCATTTTTAGCATATTCTCTAAGAATATAAGATTCTTGTCTGCAATGTTTGCCAGGTTCTACACCAATAATTATTTTTTTCTTACCAGTTAATACATCAAAACCATCTTTATCAATCCATGTAAATGGTTCAATAACTTCATCTAATATTTCTTTGGTTACTTGATTGTATTTATCCATCATATCTTTCCAATCTTCAAAAGTAAAAGATGGATCAGTACAATCGCGCATGTATTCTTTGTATTCTTTGAAATCTGTCATAATAACTGGTTCTTGCCAAGGATAATCTTTTGAAAACTCAACATTAAAAGGCATACCATGTAAACCAAGACCAGATTCATTTTCTTGAACAAATGTAGGTTTCTTACTGATACTTTTTATCAATTCAACAAGCTTATCGAAATCTATATCTTTTGGTGGTTTTACTACAAGTATTCCTTCTGCAGTTTTAAATATTTTCATTAGATTATGCATTGGTTGTGGTTTTTGCATCTTTTCAACAAATAATGCAAGTACATTAGACAAGTCTACCTCACTACCGGTAGTTGTATTTCCAACAGTGATAATATTCTTTTCAATAAGAAATGCTTTAGCCAATGATTCAATGGTTTTAAAGCGTTCTGACGATATTTCCATGTTTCTTAGTATGATTGTTTGGTTTACTCCATTTTGTAGCAAGAGAGCTAATTGAAACGCTTAATTCAGCATTCGCTGCAGCAGCACTCTTTATTACTTCTTCCACAAGAACAGATAACGACTTATCTTTAATGACAAGTACTGTTGCTGTTATCACACATCCGTATTCTAATCTTTTCAGACCATCCGGATAGGTAAGCTTACATATCATCCCCTGAAAACGCCCTATTGGAAATTTTCCAAATTTAGGCATACAAACGTCTACGACAATTGAATCGCCAATTTCTATTTTATTCTTTTTCATAAAATTATTTTATTAAATTATTAATAGTATCTTTGTATATCATTGTACTAGAATGATAAAAGTATTTGGTTTTGATTAACCATAAAACCCTCAAATTAATAGCTAGTACCTATTAATTTGAGGGTTTTTAAATTTATACAATAATGGAAATAACAATAGGAATATATAAAATTACTAATCCAAAAAATATAATATATATTGGTCAAAGTGTAAATATATATAAACAATTTGCTCAATACAGAAATTATCAATGTCATAAACAACCAAGATTATATAATTCATTAAAAAAGTATGGTTTTGAAAAACATAAATTTGAAATAATAACTACTTGTTCAATAAATGAATTAAACAAGTTAGAAAGATATTATCAAGAACTATATTGTTGTTTAAATAATAATGGTTTAAATTGTGTTATTACGAAGTTAGATGATAAATCAGGTTATATTTCAGATGAATCAAAACAAAAAATGTCTTTGGCACAAAAGAACAGAAATAAAGAAATTAATACAAAAATATCTATTGCACTTACTGGATCAAAATTATCTGAAAAAACAAAAGAAAAACTTCGTAAAATCAATACAGGTAAAAAAGCCAGCATTGAAACAAAATTAAAAATGTCATTAACTGGAACAAAAATCAATTCAGTGAAACGACTGCAAGAATCAATAGGTAGAAATAGATGGATTATAGATACTATTACAGGAACTAAATATCTTGGAACAAAAGAAGCATCTAAAGCAACAAATATTCCTTTAAACACATTACGAAAGAAGATATGTAATTATATAAAAAACGATATTAATTTAATTTATTTATAACTACGATAGTATCACCTACACATACTTTTTCTTTATTCATTTTATTTGAGTTTAGTAATAATTTCTACGTTCGCAATTACATTTACTATGAAGCGGAATATCATACGATACTTTCAATTGTAAGTACATATCGTTATGCTTTGAGGTTATAGGCCAATATCCTTCCATATAGTTTGTATTGGCATACATAATACCAAATTCAATATTGACAGAGGTACGATAACCAATGCCAACATATTCAGAAAAGAACAGATTATTACGTGAGGTACGATCAAATTGATTAGGAACTAATTTAAATTGATTGCTTAATGTATTGGCATTATAATGTAAGCCAATAACACCATAGAACCTACCAGTACTTAGAAGATTAATACCTATTGAAGCCATCTCTACATTATATGAATACTGTCGCTCTCGACGTCGTTCATTATCTATCCCGGACATCATAGTAATAGCCATTACTGGTTGTATTACTACTGGTCCAATGATATGATTAAAAGAAGCAGATAAACTAGCACCGGTTTCATTACCAGTATCTGTTTTGGGAGCTACGATAGCACCACCAAAGGAAAGAAAGTTTTGTGCTATAGCCATTATGGGTAATAAGCACAATAGAAGTAATAGTTTTTTCATTTTATTTATTTTCGTCGGGTTCATAATAAACACGAGCAGGTTTGCTTAACTTAATATCAAATATCTCAATGATAACACCAGAGAAGAACAATAGTCCTATCAATACCATCAATACAAATAAGAACACGAAAGTCTTTTTACGCTTTAGTTTCATACCTTTCTTCTTTTAAAATATTTGAATAGTGCATAAACTGTCAGAAACATAGCAAAAAGCAACGTTCCATCACCAAGTGGCACTGTGTTACATCCACAATGTTTCCAGTAGCCATAACCCCATCCTTTACCACATACATAACAGTGAGTAAGAACAGGATTACATTGAGTAGTCGGTAAAGAATTACCTGGACTATATTGTTCTATAGTAGTTATTGTTGATAACTGCTCGGGTTGTGATTGTAAATCACTAAAAGGTACATAAGTTGTTTCAGTCATGATTATTATTTGATTATTAGTTTGTAGTCTATAAAGGAATCAAACCTTTTCTTTATTTTCATATGTGCATCAATACACTAATAGACTTATCCCGACCATTTGTTTAGTAGCGCATACTGGCAGTGACCGTTCTGCCCTTTTATTATTACATTGCTAGTATAATAGGAATATACTTTCTTACAGTATCAGCAAGTTGAGGTTTATTCTCAAGCTTAGTGACAAGCTGAGTACATGTAGTGGCACCAAAGGTATTTACAACGATTTGTAATGCCCTTAATAGCGCATATCCTTCGGCTTCACTATTAATCACACATTGAATAACAAGCTCTTCATTACGTGGATAATTCAATACTGGTTTAGCAGTTGCTAAAGGTTGTCCACCACCATCAATAGCTTCATTAGCAGGTACTTTTTTTACACCTAAATCTGCACTAGGTTCTTTACCATTTTCCATTTGATTTAATTTAAATATTAAACAAAA